CCCCCCCCTCTCAACACTGGCGGACCAGCAAATCGCGCTGGTTTTTAACAAAAGGAAAAACGATGAAAAACACAACATCAATGAAGCAACACTCCGTGGCGGTTCGGCCAACTCAGGTCTGGCCCGAAAATTACCGGCGTGGCCCTGTTGCACATCAAAGAACAACTCGGACCGATCAGGTAAGCGTTGTGACGTCTGGATATGGCGGCAAACTGCTGCCAATTAAAATGATCCCTTTGCTGAGAGAAGATGCAATTACCAATTCGCGTCTCTCAATCAACGTTCAAATGTCTGAGACTGCCGATATGCTCTTAAACCCCGTTCGGGTTTCAGCTATGGCCTACCTCGTTCCCAAACTCGCGTTTGACCGCTTCAAGGATATGGGCACCATTGATCGGAGCTATAACGGTCAACCTGAGATAGACGCTAGCGTCGTCCCATGGTTTGAGAACTACACCTACAATGAGCCACCTCCCGGTCAAACTCCTGATCCGGGCGTGTTCAAAACACTAGGACTTCACGCGCCTGACTTGGCTGTTATTAATTCCGATTACATCGAAGCCTACAATGCTGTGTGGAATTACATTGCCTTAGAGCGCTCAAGCTCTTTGACCCCGCGCGATCGGCTAGACACCACACTGGCCCCTGCCTTCTGGGAACATACCCAGATGCGTCACGTTGTTCCTAACTTTGATGCGGCCATGATTGAGGGGGAAATTCCGATTTCCTTTAGCGCAGGATCCCAACTCCTGCCGGTTGAAGGTATCGGCATCACGTCGCCCCCAGCTTGGTCTGGTGGCACTGAACTCACCTATACAGGTGGCACCACTGAAACTCCCGAAAGTGCCGGCATCGGCGCAAACTTCCGTATTCGGGGCAATGTCGATGGTGATGGAAATCCCAACATCTACGCGGTGCTTGCGGAAAGCGGGATAGAAATATCCCTAGCCAATATTCAGCAAGCTACAAAAACCCGCCAATGGGCCGAACTTCGCAACTCCTATCAGGGAATGTCTGATGATTGGATGATTGACCAGCTTCTGTCTGGCGTTCGTCTTAATGACGAAACCCTAAAGCAGCCTATCTTGCTCGATCACAGTGATACAATCGTCGGCATGTCTGAGCGTTACGCAACCGATGGTGCAAACCTCGATAAATCGGTTGCCGATGGTCGCACAAGCCTATCGCTTAACCTTCGCGCTCCTGCCCTTCAAACCGGCGGCGTCGTGGTCGTTTGTGCGCAAGTCCTGCCAGAAATGATTTATGAGCGTCAACGCGATTACTACATGAGGGCAACTGATGTTTCCGAACTACCTTTGCGAACTGCCGACGAGCTTGACCCGCAGCCGGTCGAAACGATTAAGAACGGCGAAGTCGACGAGAGCCACTCTTTGCCAAATGATTTGTTTGGCTATGCTCCTCTCAACCACCGCTGGATGCGTCGGGCGCCAAACGTGGGCGGTAAATATTATAGACCTGATCCAGCGGCCATCTGGAATGAAAACAGAAACCGCATCTGGAGCACAGAAGTCGTTGACCCTACCCTTGGGCCAGACTTCTACATCTCCAATGAAGTCTCCCACGAAGTCTTCGCAGATCAAAATTCCGATCCCTTCGAATTCTGGTGCGCTGGTGATGTTCAGATAACTGGCAACACCTTCTTTGGCGAGCAACTGCGCGAGGCCCAGGGCGATTATGAGGCTGTAGAGGCACAAGTGCCGACTGCACGTCTGAAAGGGGATGGAACAGACACATGAAAACCAGCCCTTCTGACTGGGTGCAATGGGAAAAAGATGAGGTACTCCCCTTTGAGGGGGGTATCTCGTTTCATGTTCGCACCAATACAGCCTGCCTCGTGACAAATGAATTCGGCTTGATCCTCGGCTACGGGATCGGGGAGCAGCTAATTGCCGTGACCGGAAAAGGTGAGATTTCATTTGACTGCAAAACCCCTATCTGGGTGCGGCCATCCACGCGCGTTCAAGAGCGGCTTCAATCGTCTCCTGAGATATTCACTTCGTTGGATAGACCGTCGCCGCTGTCGCCTGAAATGCAGGCCATACACCGCATGATGCGCAGAAACGAAATTGATCGGGAACACGATCGTAGAGAAATGGAGAAACGTTTTGCTGATAGATCCAGAGAATTCGATAGACCAAAACCTGAAACAGATGCACAAGAAGCACCGGCCACAGAAAAGAAAAAAGTGGGCGTCGTCGCTGGCGCAAGCCGTAGCAATACTGAGGACAAAAAACCTCCGTCCAGCGCGGATGCTAAGGCCTCTCGAGTATCTGGATCAGAACCAACTGCAGACGAAAGTGGCTCAACAGATAGTTCGTGACGCCGAAAAAGAGGGAATTCCCCTCGTGGCTGATGTAGAGCAACACCGTTGGTCGAATCCCAACATCCTTGTCAGGCACTATGATTTCGGCAAAGACCTTTCTTTGTCTGAAATTCGCGTCATTCAGCAGCTATGCAACGTCGCTGCTTCCAAGTGTGATGCGCACCTGCAATTCACTCTCGAAACGCTTCGTTTCGCTGTAGAGGCAAAACCGGTTGCTCAAACAACTCAGAAAGGCTGGCGTAATAGCCGCGCCGAAACTGATGCCGCAATCGCTGAGTATATTCAAGCGTGCCGGCAACATTCACAAATGTCAGAAATCGTCCAGGACGATTCCTGACATTAGCATCTAGCCAACTTCCCCCGAACGTTGGCTAGATGCGCATCCCCCTTGACCTCTGTAGCGTAACTGACACCACACTCCCAAAAACGGCCATAAATGTGCACTAGCCCCGTGATGATTGAAACCAAATTCCAAGGTGAATCTAAGCCAGCATCGTGCCGCAAGTGCAATGAATGTATTGCTGCGCGTAAACGTCACTGGGTCGGGCGAATGCTTGCAGAAGAGCAGACCTGCCATAGCGTCAACTTCCTGACGCTTACCTATGGCGGTGGCTATGACAACATCGACGCGTATTGGCTCAACTATCAACACGTCCAGCTATTCTTTAAGCGTCTGCGCAAAGCTGGCCATAAATTCAAATACGTGGCAGTCGGGGAGCATGGAACTCAAGCGGAAAGGGCTCACTTTCATATTCTGATGTTCTGGCAAAATGAGCCTCCTGACCTGACACTCAATAAAGAATGGCAATGGGATGCTTGGCCACACGGCCACACTTACGCGGAGGTACCGCGGTCAAAACAGGGCTGCGCCGTTTACATCATGGATTACCTTAACAAGGACAACTTGAAAAAAGCTGTGATGAAATACAGCAAAAACCCCATGCTCGGCCAAGAGTATCTCCTGCAATACGCAGAAAAACACGTTTCCAACGGTCTTGGATTGTTCGCAGAAAGTGATCGCTTCACGCTGCCGGACAACCCGTCACAATCGGGCAAGCCGTTTTATTATCCAGTAGGGATGGAAACTGCCATATATTCAAAGATGCTCGATGCCTATCTGCTCAAGTGGGCAATCGAGCGTCCAGAGCAACCGTTGCCTTTGAATGAACATCTTACCGATTACTTGGCTGATCTCTGCCAAGACACAAGCGAACAACCCTTGCCGGTCCAGCAATTTATTGCGCGGCATTACGGGTATGAGCCTGTCGAAAGCATTTCGTATGATGTTGAGACAACGTACGCGATTGGCGATATTAATATCATTCATCGTGGCAACTTCTTTGTTGCTGAGATGCACAGCGAAAAGGAAATGATATGGCAAAGCGTCCTACACGGAAAAAAGGTAGAACAAAAAGGGCGGGAACAACTATCACCCGCACTACTTCGTCAACTTTACGAACAAGTCGTAGCAATCTTGCCCCCAAGGTGTCGGTCTCGGTTGACCTCCGCAGACCCGCCATAAATCCAAATTCATTAGCGTATCGGGCTATGTACCCTGATCGGCGTCCTGTCGAACCGATTAAGGCTCCCGTTTATGAAAAACGGCCATATGAGCCTGTTCCTAAATACGTTCCAAAAAAGGGCGGGTTGATTACTAAATCCCTTGGCCTCGTCCAGCCGGTGTCCAAACAACGGCGCGACCTCCAGAAAGAACGAGTCCAGGACGATTTCAAACAATCGCCAAAGGTACGGAAAACTCCGGAACAACTGGCGGCGTTTAACGCAACCCGCCGCAAGAAGCGCAATTCCAAAGGGTTCTCCTTTGATGCCGATTGCGTCCAGCGTCCAGACAGTGGCGCAGCAGCTGGTGCTCGATGGAATCCAACTCGGAAACAAAAGCGTGACCAAGATGCTCGGGACAAAAAGCATCAACATGCTCGCAAGTGGTGTTAGTTACGCAATCCTTTCGCCAAAAAAAAACCGCTCCTTTTTATCCCCAGCAATTTTTGCTTCACACTGGGCCTCGGTAAGCCCCCGAACACGTGTGGCCGCTAGGCCCTCGGGGGCTTTGCCGCTAAACTTCGTGAGGCGCTAGACGAGCGAACGTCACTACGTAAAACCAAAGGCGGACCAAAAAAATCTCGGATTTTTTTCCCGCACTATCCTTTGCTCGGCCCTCCTCAAAAATACTGGTACCAAAGCCGGCTTGCCGGCATCGGCGTTCTGGGGGTCCAGCGAGCTTGCGAGTGCAGTGCCCGCAGAAAAGCCGAAGCGTCGCTTGCGACGCAGAGCGGGAACCGCTCTAGGGCTTTAGCCCGTCCGTGCGGCCGCGCCCTAGCGCAGCCGTGCGGACACCAACGTTAACACACAAAACAGCGTCGGCCTCCTTACGTCCCCTTGCCGCGTGCAGCGCTCGGTCCCACCGCCCCAACAAACCCCACTAGGGACAAAAGGCCACGCACAGCCTCGTAAGAGGAACCGATTACGCGCAAGCGATGCGCCATCAAAAACGTTGCACAAAAATAAAAAATCGCTCAAAGCTTAAAAACCAAACAAGAAAGGAAAAAAAATGGTGTGGCAAGCTGCTGCTGCTGCTGCTGCCGGACAATTAGTCGGCGGTCTGTTGCAAAAGCCTAAAAAACTTCAACAAAACTTTAGAGAAGAAAGGCAAAACCTCAAAAACATCGTGCGCGGTGCGCGTGAGGCGGGTTTCAACCCGTTAACTGTCTTAAGGTCTACCGGTGGACAGCCTACCGCTAACGCTATCCAATCACCTCTCGGCGCTCGTGCCGCAATAGGTGAAGCCATCAAAACCTTTGGGGGAACTTATGCGCAAGATGCGATCGCTCGCGCGACTGAAGACCGCGCGCAAGAGGACTGGAAAGACCGCTGGGATTACCAGATCGCAAACCCCTTGCCTCCGCTGCGCCAAAACACGGGCGGCAGCGCGACGTCTGAAAAAACGGGCACGTTCGATACTGCCCGCGACGATTACATAGGGCAAATCGCAAACCCTACTGGTGCGCGACCAGAAGAAATCCAAATACCTATGGATAATGAAAAATACGGAGGGCGCTATGTGATCCGCCTAGGGCAATCTCACTACATGATGCCCTACGGCTGGGTGCCAACAGAAGGCGTTGAAGCGTATCTCGGCTCGGGTATCGGCGAGATACACGGTATTCAATCCCTTATGGATCTCGGTCAAAAAGTCCGAGTAACCCGTGAAGGCCACATCCTTCAAGACGCGGAAGCACCTCCCCCCCCTCTCAACACTGGCGGACCAGCAAATCGCGCTGGTTTTTAACAAAAGGAAAAACGATGAAAAACACAACATCAATGAAGCAACACTCCGTGG